TATTCTCTTTTTGTTACACTTATATTATCGAAACTTCATCGTGTAGGTTTTGTAAGAAAATTGTAGGTATATAATACTAGGTATAAACACTAGGTATATTGTACTAGGTATAAAATGCTATGCACAAAGTGCTATACATTTGCTATACGCGGGGCTGCGACAGCCGCCGCTTACAGTTCTCACTGGCGGTAACTTATGCTGTCGTCTTAGTACTCCCCTAGCAGATCAGCCTCGTCAGACTGGATCTGTTTATCTGTTCAGTAACTGGTCCTCAAGTTCTATCAGGTCCTCATGGGCGTCCCAGAACTCTGTGTCGCTGTCATAGGTCTCAGTCATCTGGTTGATGTAAAAGATCATCAGGTCGTGGACTAGGTGTTTCTGTTTGTCTGTTAGTGTCATGTTACTGTCTGTTGGTTACACTTATATTATCGGGTTGGTCCCGTGTTGATCCCGTGAGGGGCGGTCATTACCCGCGTACCTGTCTCAGGTCACCCTCACCAAACCACACATCCTGTTCGATGTCCATCTGTTCCTCAAGGAAGTCCAGGAGTTGTTCCATGTTCTTAGGTCTGGTCGCAGACACACATAGGTAAAGGTCTTGTAGTAGGGCGAGGTTGTTGTCAGTAGTATTCATATAGTCTCTGTTGGTTACACTTATATTATCGTCAGTCACTCGTGTTGGGTCTGTAGGTTAGACCCGTTCCATCCTGTAGTCGACCCAGTCAATCCCCATCTCGTATTCGATCTGGTCCATCTGTTCGTCTGTCAGGTTTGCGAAGTTAGTCTTGTACTTGATGAATGAGTGGTGGTTCGCGTTTTCGTTGAAGAACTGTTTGAATGTTATCATGTGTATTACTCTTTTGGTTACATATATATTATCGATACCACGTCGTGTCGGTTTTGTAAGTAATGCTATACGCTTCGCTATACACGCTCGCTTCGCTCGCTCGTACACAGGACCAGACCAGAGCCCGGACCTGACCGGACCAGGGGAAAAGCCCGAACCGTGCACGGAAAACAGTTAGCCTGACCAGACCAGTAGCCGGGACCAGGACCAGAACCCGAGAACCGTGAACCCGAAACGGAAATCAACAGGGGGGCTGGCAAAAAGAAATCAGTTTCCCCTTTGGGGTATATCAAAATATTTGTATATGTTACCCTTCAGTTCCCTATATCTAACAAATTATATTCCGGGGGATATAAAAAGGCTGATTTTGCTTTATTTATATTTAAATGAGTATAAAAAATAAAAAAAATTCCTTCGGAATGTGATTAACTAGTGGGGAGTGTGACGATAGGGTATATAATAATAAACATAAGTACCTAATGTCGCATGTTAAGTGTTCGTGCGTGTGCGTAATCATACAATGTATGATCGTAACGAGTTAATGATGTATAAAATGAAGGGTTCACCGCTGAAAAAGCAGAAATTATCGCCTAAAGCCGCTAAGGATAAGGCAGAGCGTGACCTTCGGTATGCTAATTCACCTGCTAGGAAGGAAAAACGGGCTGATTCGCAGGCACAAAGACGCGCCGCTAAGAAAAATGGCCGTGATGTAGCTGGTAAGGATTTCGATCATCGCACAAATAGCTTCGTAAGTGTCTCTACTAACCGCGGAAATCGTGGTGAGGGGACAAAAAAGGAGGGAAGTGCCAATTATAAGGTAACGCGTCGCAATGGCTAGAGTAAGCACATACAATACCGATACCGATGTATCAGGAAATGACAAAGTACTGGGCTCAGACATTAGCGGTGCAACTAAAAACTACCCGCTTAAGAAGATTGGGGAGTACTTCGCTAATAAAAGCGTTATTACATCCGAGGGGCAACTGTCTTTCAGACATATATTAGGCTTAGCAGACCGTGTAAAAGGAGATTTTTGGGTTGGCGACAGCAATTCTGTGGTGCAGCTGGCAGATATAAGCCGTTTTACAATAAGTAAGCACATGTTGGAAGACAGTCTTGATGTAAGCCACATGTTAAGTACTATTATAGCTACAAAATTTGTTATTGTAGAGGTAGGTAACCCTAACGTACGCGGAGAATACTCTGTTACGAGCTCATACGACTACGAAGACGACAATAACTTTATAGTTATAGACGTTACCGCTGTAAATACGAACGGAAGCCTTACAGACGAGGCTTATTATGTTTTTAGTAATACTACGACCGCGGGTGGGGATAAAAAATTCTCGCATGTGCAATCGTCTGCAGCAGCTACATGGACAATAACACACAATTTAGATAAACAACCCGCTGTATCCGTAGTGGACAGCACTGACAATGTAATTATATGTGAGGTTGAGTATACCTCTTTAAATCAGGTAGAATTAAGGTTCTCCACTCCATACTCTGGAAAAGCCTATTTTAACTAAACAAGAAACAAAAACAAAAAACAATGGCATTAAAGATTGTATCGGGGTTAGACGCAACGAGCTTAAGTCTCTCCTCATTTTTAGATTTACAGAAGAACGAGCTCCGGAACGCACAAATTCACAACTTAACTACAACACAGATTGCAGGCGTTGGAACTCCTGCTACAGGACAGTTTGCGTATGATACTACATTAAACAAGTTAAAAGTATACAACGGTGACGATTGGGAACTAGTTGGTGCTGCTGCAGATGGTACAACGCTCGAACTATCTTCGAATACGTTATCTATTAAAGCATTAGGTGTTGGTACTACTCACCTTGCTGCCGGAGCGGTAACTACCGCGAAGATTGGCGCCGCTCAGGTAACTGGTGCTAAAATGGCCGCCCTTACTATTGCTACTGGTAATATTGCAAACCTTGCAGTTACTTCTGGTAAATTAGCAGCGGGTGCAGTTGGAACGGCTAAACTAGCAGATGATGCGGTAACTACTGCTAAAATTGCTGACGACCAAATTACCGCTGCTCTAATCGCAGATGATGCTGTAGGAGCTGCGGCAATTGCAGATAACTCTATTGATGTTGCTCGATTAAACACTTCTGACGGTAGTGCGGGTCAGTTCTTAAAAACAGACGGTGATGGAAATATTGCATTTGCAACACCGGTAGACACCAGTGTATCAAGCACAAACCTAACTGCAACACTTGCAGCTTTAGATACTACACATGCCGAAAACGTACACGGCTCGGGTTCTACTAACATAATCATCGGTAGCAGCACAAACACACCCAACGTACAAGTTACTGGTGATGTTATTGTAGATGGTAATTTAATGGTAAGTGGTACAACTACTACTGTTAGTTCTACTACAATTTCTGTTACTGATCCCATAATTACTCTTGGTGGTACTGCAACATTAACAGCAGATGATAACAAAGACCGTGGTATTGAATTCCGTTACTACGATAGTAGCGCATCGCGCCTTGGTTTCTTTGGTTATGATGATTCAGCGCGTGAGTTTACAGCACTCGTTGATGTTGACAATGAGCAAGAAGTTATGTCGGGTACTCTTGCTGCAGTCAAATTTGGAGCAGCGGACTTAACAAGTTTAGTACTTCCCGCTAGCGGCTTAAACTACGAGGGCACGGCGGTTACAGCTAGTGGTACGGAACTTAACTACGTTGACGGGGTTACTTCATCTATACAGACCCAAATCAACGGCAAGCAAGCAACAATCACTGGTGCTGCTACTACAATTACAGGTTCTGATTTAACAGCTAGTAGAGCATTAGTATCTAACTCTAGCGGTAAAGTTGCTGTTTCAGCGGTAACGTCTACAGAGTTAGGGTATGTAGACGGGGTTACATCTTCGATTCAAACCCAGCTTGACTCTAAGCCAGCAGCATACGCAGGAGAAGTTACAACATCTTCAGGTACAGCTACTATTTCAAAATCTGACCACGGTTTAGTATTTCCTGCTAATGTTCAGGTGTATGATGAAACCAAACAGTTGGTATTAGTTGACATACGTCAAACAGTTACGTCTGGTGACATGACAATAACAATTAACGCCCCAGATGCAACATATACTGTTATTGCGGTTGGTGCAAAGGCTACTTAAGCTAATTATACTTAAATTAGTGTAATAATAAAAAGGGGGAGGGAGTTTGATCTTCCTTCCCCTTTATTAATTAATATAATATGGCATTAAAGTTATTAGGTTCCCTAGAGTCATCTGGAGGCAACGTAGGTATTGGGACGTCCAGTCCTGATTCTAAACTTCATGTAGAGGGATCAACAGATGGGACCGGAACCGGGGCTGATGCTATTCTTCATGTAAAACAAAATGGCGGATGGAATGGCAATGAACCTTGGGCATTATATGTAGAAGGCTATTCTTATCTAAACGGTTTTAGAATAAACGCCGCAGATGGCATTAGAGCTTTACACAAAGTTTCGAGTGGTGGTCAGCTAGGATTTTCTGTAACAGATACTGCGCCTATAACTTTTACGCAGTCTAATTCTACCGAGCGTATGCGTGTGCATACTGATGGTAACGTAGGTATTGGTACTGCTAACCCAGGTGCTCGATTAGAGGTAGCTTCCGGGCAGGCAGATACTATAATTAACTCTACCACTGCTGGTCAAGCCTCTAGATTAAGACTAAAGACAACAACAAGAGAGTGGAGATTCGGAACTCATAACGGACAGTCCAACAACCTTTGGATATATGATGCTACCGCGAGTGCTTATAGATTTGTAATAAACACTTCGGGCAACGTTGGTATGGGAACTACTAGTCCAAACGCACCACTACATATTGGTCCTTTAACAGGAGGAAATGGTACTGCGCAAGAAAGACTTAGATTAACAGGTGACTATACGGCTACTGGGTCCGGAGTTTTATTAAGATTTACTAATCAGCACAATAGTGGTGCTAATCCAAATACCGGTGAATACAACCTTGCGGGAATAGTTGCCTATGATTACCAATCAGATTGGGGCGGTGCTTTAGCATTTCAAACTGCACCATCAACGAGCGCGGGGGGTAATTTAACAACCCGTATGACTATTGATCAGTTTGGTAAAGTAGGTATTGGAGATACAAGTCCAGATACAAACCTACACGTTCACAGTGCGGGCGGAAGTGGTGTGGTTACTCAAATTAAAGTTAGCCAAGCAGATGATGGCGCGGGTCACGCAGGAGCAGATGCAATCTTACAGTCATCTGGGTGGGGCGAAGCCTTTCTTAAACTTGGCGGTCATAAAGCATACGCAGGAGGAGGAGATTTTAATATTGAATCTGCAACAGATTTAGCACTTAAATCTGGTGGAAGCACCACTAGAATGTTTATCAACTCTTCTGGTAATATAGGTATGGGTACTACCGGGCCTATAGCTAAGCTTGATGTACAATCCACCGGTTTAGCGGCTAATCCTACAATACAGATAGTTAATACTAGTTCAAGCACTTTTAACCATAGTATAAATGCTTTAGCTCCTAACTTAACAACTGGAGAAAACAATATATTTATAATTGGTAGGGCAGCAAGCAATAAAAATTCTGGTTATATAGGTTATAAGTATTCAGCTGCTGGTTCAAATCTTAATGTTTTAACTTTTGGTCACTGGAATTCTGATAACTTAATGAATCTTACCGGTGATGGTAAGCTAGGTATTGGTACTGAAAATCCAGCTGAAAAGCTTGAAGTCGTAGGAACTATAAAAGCAACTTCTACCGGCACTGCTACTCTTATACTTAGAGGTGATAGCGGTAATTCAGGGGACACAGGCCAGCTTGACTCTACTATTAAGATGCTCCATGACGATGAAAACCATGGTATTCTTCTTGAAACAAGAAACTATGCTGGAGCACAAACCTTTGAAATTAAGTCTTTAACATCTGGTACAGAAACAAGCAGATTTCTTATTGACCAAGACGGTACTTTAAAAATACCAGCGTATGGTGCTGGTTTCTTAACCACCGACGCTAATGGTGATGTTTCTGTAGATGCTAGTGACTACTACACAGAAACAGAGTTAAACGGATTCTTTAAAAGTGTTACACATCAAGGTAACTACATTAGCACTGCTAATTGGAGTAACGATGGTAGCGGCAGCGTAAACCAAGGTTGGGGTGCTGAAGGATATCCATTTAGCCCAACTGGTGATTTTAATCAAAACGGAGAGACAGCAGAAAACATAAGAACCGTAGCTGAACTTCCTAATGGGGCGTACGGTGTTGTATGGCGCACACCATCAAACGATGCATCTAGTAGCTCGGATGGCGGTTGGGATATGGATATACAAAACGTTCAGCATGCCAAGGCTTATCGTTCGGTTGTGTATTTCCAAAAAACAGACGACAGCACAAGCGGTACGTTCTATCACGGATGTCATGGAAGTCACACACTTCAAATGAACGGTAATCCCGATACTAATCCATATTTTCAAACATTAGGTTTTTCTAATCTGGTAGAAAACAGATGGTATGTTTCTGTTGGTTACATACAGCCTTACCAATACCCTACAGCAACTAACAGCACAAGAAGTGGTATTTATGATTGCTACACTGGAAAGAAAATATCAAACGGTACGGATTATATGATGAAGTCTGGGTCTACAACCCAGCGTCATAGAACGTATCAATACTACTCTACAGATACTAGTTCTTCTATTAACTGGTGGTCTCCTCGTTTTGAAGAGATTAATGGTAACGAGCCTTCCTTAGCAGAGCTTATTCAAAGGGTAGGTGTTGACGGAGAGCTTGGTTTAAACTTCCACAGCAAGTTTCCTGCGGGAGCGTTAGATTCTTTAAGTGAAACCACTGACGCTACAAACGATAAAATTTTATTGTGGGACGAGTCTGCTGACGTTTGGAAGCAAATGACTCTTGAAGACCTGCAAGACTCTATTGACACAGATACTACAAACTTTGCTCCTTTAGCATCTCCCACTTTAACGGGAACACCAACAGCACCAACAGCTGGAGCTACTACAAATACTACACAGCTAGCTACAACAGCTTTTGTACAGACCGCAGTATCAAGTCTTGTAGACTCTGCTCCAAGCACGTTAGACACGCTTAATGAGCTTGCGGCTGCGTTAGGTGATGATGCTAGCTTCTCTACTACCGTAACAAACAGTATAGCTACTAAGCTTCCTTTAGCTGGTGGCACAATGACTGGAAGCTTAACGGTTGAAGGAGACCTGAATATAGGAAAAGACGGCACTACCCCGCAGGTAAAACTAATATATGATGATAATCATACCAACGGGGACAAGTGGGACACTATAATTGATATAGGTAGAACACAAGACCGCCACTCTGGTGACAACGAATACCCAACATATGTAACTGCTAACGGTTACTCTATTTCATTTCAAGCAAGCTCTGATGGTGTTTTGTTTGGAATGGAAAATTACAGTGGCTCTAACTACAGACCTGTTATAGCTTGGGGGGATGACAATTCCGACACCCCGTTTAACTTTAGATTTAACAACGGTGTTGTTATGTCTTTGGGCTACAATGGAGTTCTTACTTCAACGGGTAATATGGTTGCTGGTGGTAATTTCAAGACTACGGGGAATCTTGATATGCGAGAGCAAAATGAAGAAAACTCTACTAATGTAATTTATTTTAATGCTAATAACGGAAATGCCTCCAACACATCTAATGATGTAGGTACTGGTATCGTTTGGAAACCTCTTTACGACACATATACTAAGCGCAGTGCTGGTATTATGCAAATGGGAGAGGGCAACTACTTTAAATCTGGATTAGGATTTTTTACAAACAATACATCAAACGCTACTACAGACTGGTCTGAAAGAATGCGGATTAGTAAAGAGGGTAATGTAGGCATAGGTATTACAGAGCCAACGGTAAAACTACAAGTAAATGGTGCGGTTGAAGCTGGCGGTAAGATTACATACTTAAAAAGCTACGGCACCCTTAACACTACTGGAAATGATGTAGCTGGTTTAATAGAAGGGTTTAATGGTGGTTCGGCTTTGTTTACGTTTACTTGTTACGGAGATACGGGAGGTTATCAAAAAATAGTATATAGCTGTTATAATACCTCTGGCACTACTTGGAATGTAAAAAAAGTAATTGATGAAGGAACAAATGATTTTAATATAACGGTAGATGCATCTGGCAGTACAAGAACATTCACCTTTGTAGCAAGAAGCGGTACAAAGGCATATAGCCCAAGAGTCATTGTAGAGGCTTCTGGAAGTTCGTTGGATAAACAATATTTATAAAAATAAAGCATGTCTGAAAAAAAGATTTTAAATAACGATACGCTAGAAGTTACTGGTAATATAACTGCAGCTGGAACAAGCTCTTCGTTTAACACGGGGAATAGTGGTACATTTGTAACTAATGATGATAATAATTACCCAAGAATTACTCTAACTAGTTCCTCTGCTCAATTAGGTTTGTTTAGAGCGGATAACGGGGGAATGTACATAGGAGGTTCATCAGATGGTTTCCGTATATACACGACTGGTTTTGCTCAAAAATTTTTATTAGACCAAAGTGGTAATGCAACTTTTGCAGGCACAATAGGAGCGACTAACTTCTCTGGTTCGTCATCAGGCACCAACACGGGCGACCAAACTCTACCTACTCTTTCTTCACTAGGCGGGGCCTCAAATGTGTTCTTGGCTAACTCGGGTGGTGCTAAACTTGAAATACAAAACGCTACAGATGGTGGTAGCGGTAATGGTATTTACATGTGGACAAACACCGATACCAACTGGGGGATCTACATGGCCCAAGCGGGGGATGAAAAATCCTTAGCCGACACAACAGCATCAAGTGGTATTGACGGAGCCACGGGCCATGCAATTAGATTCCGTGTAAATGATAACTCGGACCAAGCAGGCTTCATTTGGGAAAACAGCGCAAATGAAACATTAATGCAGCTGAATGGCGGTAGCGAAAAACTGTACACTAGAAACGCTATATACCCTTCTAATCAAACTACAAACTACGTAGATTCAACACGTATTGCAAACTGGCAAACCGCATACGGATGGGGAGACCATGGATTATCTGCTCAAGATAAAACCGATATAGGTAACTTATCTGGTACAAATACTGGAGACCAAGATTTAAGTAGTTATTTAACCGCAGAAACATTTTCCGCTACTGATGTAGTGTTTACAGTTGACGGTAATGACGTTATTGCAGGAGATGATTTAATTTTAGCAGGTGGATTAAGTTGGACAGATTCAACTAAAACATTAACATCAGCTAACGATAACACAACATATACTGCTGGTAATGGGCTAGACCTTAACACAACAACATTTAGTCGTCCAACAAAAGAAACAGCAAGAA